TACCCCACTGCTGCAATCGCATCTCCAAAGTCAGTAGCGTTACCCGTCGAAGCAATGGTGACATAATCAATCGTGTTGAGAAAGCCTGTCCCCCCAGTTCCGTCATATCCACCACGAACGCAACCTCGCGTTGATGATGAAAGAACAGCACAGGCATACCTGTCAACGGTTAAGTCTCCAAAATCGGTGGCATCACCTGCCGAAGCAACCGTAACGTATTCAATCAATCCCTTATTTTGGTCACCACCCGTTATTATTCCTCTTGTGGATGATGCACATCCATGCACATATAGTGCGCCAGAAAAAAGCATATCCCCAAAGTCTGCCGCGTTTCCTGTCGAAGCAATAGTAACGTAATCGATTGATTTTACTGGGTAGCTAGATCCTCCGTACCCGCCAAAGAATAAACCCCTGCCGATACCACCGCCACCGCCTGATGCCTCTGCTGAAAATGGAATAATCATATTATTTCGAGTCTGTGGACATTACGTACCCATGCCAAGTCGTGCCACCATCACGAGTGACAAACGCTAATATATCCACGCCAGAAGAGGTAAGTGTTGGAGCCGAGCCACCAGCCCAGTCAACGGATGCAGGGTATGTTATTGTGTACGCATCACCGTTGGTCAATTCCAATACAAAACTGCCAAAGTTGCCCGTAGCAGGTGGGTTGGAAAAGGTGAACGCGCAAGCTTGATCAAGGGTAGCTGAAAAGGCGTTAGCAGTCTCCAAATCAAAAGTCTGTGCGGAGCCTGTGTTGCCAATTGCTGAAAACTCAATAGCGTAGTCGTCAAGAGTTTTATTCGACAGCGTTTGCGCGTCAGTTGTGCCAACAATAGCCCCTGTTGGAGTGTCTGCTAGTCCTTTTGCAAATGCAGAATTAGCCATGTTTATACCTTAGTAATTAGTCCCAAAATGGGCTGTTTTCAATGTCATATGCACCCGCTTCAGCATCTGTTAGCGTAGCCAAGTGCGCTTCAATCAAGTTCGACTTATTGCGAATGTCTTTGATGGTGAGGCGCATTTGCCGTGCCGCTGAAGCCCACGCTTTTTCGGCGGTGGTGAGCGTATCGCCATCCTGTCGTTTTTCAAGGAGCGAAAGCCAGAGGGCGTTGGCGTTTTCGCGCTGGTAATCTGGGGCTACCGCGTCGATGCGCTTTCGGGCCTCGGCTTTTACTGTGCGTACATGATTGTCGCGCCTTAACAAAGCCATAGCATCATTGATATCGAACGGAGTAAACCCGTCCTTCCATTCAATAACCCCGTCATTGATACCCAGGACATTATCGTATTGCCCCGATATTCGAAGTGCTTCCTTCATCAAGTAGATATCATCTAGCTTTTTTGTCATTTAATCACGCTCCGATTTCCATAAGGATAATGGTTGATGTGCCACCGCCCGTGTACTGTGTACGTACATCCCCGCTCACCTCTTTGCATTGTGTTTTATAAGTGTACGTACCTATTCCCGGGGCGATGTCGATAGTGTTCAATGCTACGTTGTCGACAGTTGCAAAAGTTACACTGTCCTCGTCAAAAAACGCCTTTTTAAACTCCTTCACTACGGTCGTGTCACGCATTATTTGTAAATCTGCGTGGAAGGCGTATCCGTTCTCGCCCACATTTTGCGCTACAAATATAAGAACATTGGAATCAGCGGCAGATACCGTAATAGATGCGCTTAATCCGGTGTCGGCGTATGTGGATGTGTGGGTTCTTTGAATCGCATATGCGCCAAAGGCTACCTGTAACAATTTCCCACCACCACCACCACCTGCATCAGCCCATTTAACGCCTGATGCTTCAGCTGAGTCTGCGGTCAACACTTGATCATTCGTGCCAACGGCAACGCGACCGAGAGCAGAAGCACCGCGCACCAGAAGATCACCCTTCGTTGTTGCGGTAGCATTGGGATCGGCTACGGCAGACGTGGCCCCGCCTGTGATCTTCACCAGCCCAGAGTACGCAGAAACATCTGCTTCCAAACCGCCTTGCTCATGGGCCACCGTCCCGGTAATCTTGGCGGCGGGTACTTCGGCCCCGCTACCTTTCAACAGGTTTTTGATCTGAACCTTTTCATCGTTCGTGCCATCGGTGGAGTAAATAACATCCGTCCCATCGGGTGCGGTGTTTTCGGATAAACTAGGAATTGTACTCATAATGATTTACCAGATGCGGCGCAATGAGAGCCGTGATTTTGTAATTTCGTAGGATTCAGCGGGGTAGGAGTTTCCACTTTTAGCCATTTGAATTTTAGTCGTTCCGCTGGCCGATTCGCCGAACAAAACAAGCGTAAGGCGCAAGCTCTGCACCTGACCAACAAACGACGAAAATGAAATTGAAAGGATATTGTCATCTGTCACGGCTGTTTTTTCCAACGCAAAGCTAACCACGCTATTGGTGGAAAAATTTTGCTTCCGAAATCCGTAAATGTAAGCCCTCACGCCTGTTGGTACGGTGACCGCGCAGACAAAATTGTCATCACTTGTCGCGGCATCGTTTTCGATTTCGCAATTGAACGTACCCGCGTAGCATTGGCCCTCGTCAATGTTGACGCTTGCAATATCCTGCAACGTGTCGTTCGTGAGGGATGCGGTGTGATCGTAATCAAAGGAGAGCCGCGCCGAATCATAGCCATCTTCAGGCGTGGGAGCATTCAGCACATCCAGCGAGCCACGATCAAGGGCGGCAATCATCGCCGACCACGCCGCTTCGGTTACGGTGTCATCTGTTTCGGGGAATACAGTAGTAGCCATTATCCTATTATTCTCCGCGCAATAACTACGCTGTTGGCATTCACAACGGTGTTGCCTGCGAAAGCTGTTCCCTGCGCCCATTGAAGGGCCAACGTGCCGCCTGTGCCGACAAATACAATGCTATCGACAATGGCCACCGCGTCGGTAACTGAGCTGCCGTAGTTGATCGTTCCATCACCTGACGAGTGAAACGCGGATGTCTGAATTTCAGCTTGAATGGTTGTGTATTCGGTCAACGATCCGCCAGATATAGCCCATTGCAACTTGAAGTCCGCTGATGCGTCGGGATTGTCAATGATCAGAATTGTGCGGATCTCCCATTGTTCACCGCTAGAAACCGTAAACTGAAAATCGTCATCGTCTTGAAAGGTGGTCGAGTTGTTCACCGTCTCATCGGCTGGCTTGATGATCAGCACGTTTTGGCTGTTAGCGATGTTGTACGTGTGCGAAACGCTGGTGACGCTTGACCCATCGGCAACGGCTGTACCCAGTAGCAATTCAGATCCGGGGTTCGTGCCTGTCGTGTTGGCCGAGAGTGTACCATCGGCGTTAAGCCAAATGTAATTCGTTTGAGAAGCCGTGACGCTGACCGCCTGCGTTCCGTCGCTAACAATGTGGTAGCCATTGACAACGCACGTTCCAGCCGCCACATCAGCATTGAGGCCCGTCCCTGCCGATAGGGTGTAACCGCTGACGCGGTAGCGTTCAGCAACCGTTAGGGCTTGGTTCTGCGTAGACCACGCCGCTTCGGTAATCTGATCGCCTGATTCGGGAAAAATAGTGGTACTCATTATGCGTCAGCAAAGGTTAATGTCCAAGATATTATGACTGAATCAGACGAGGTTTTTACAACGGGAACACCAAGTATAGCATGGCAAAACATTGTACCGCCAGAAGATTGGTCAAACAAACCGACTTCCGTTAGTGTACTACCGTTGGCATCCGACTTCGAAAAAAAAGCCTTAAAGGTTGCCACACCCGATGAACTGGTTTTTGTGGTAAACGCATTGCGCTCAACCTCGGATTCCATTGCGGTATCGGTAAGCGCAACAGCTGTCGTGCCTGTACCAACGGCAATGTGTGAGGGAAACGCCGTAGAGTCTTCAGCAATCAAGGCAGCGATCCTGTTTCGCCCGGTGTTGACAACCATGTTTTTAGACGTTGTGCGCTGTATTTCGCGGCCTTCGCGCATTACCTGAACAGTAACTTCGCCGCGTGGGTTTATGTTATCCAACATGGAATCCATTGATATATGTATTTACGCCGTTGACAGTATATGCGCCTGCATAACTTGTTGTTGACGGTAAATCCTGCATGGTAATTGAATCTTTTGATTCTCGTAAATTCAGCACCGTTTCGTTTTCGCGCGGGGTAAACTTGCGATCTTGCCGTGTTTTGTCTTTGAAATCATGCGTCCACCGACCGTAGGCGGCAGAGGCCGAAGCCTGAACAGTATAGCGAAAAGATCCGTTATCTTTTATGTTGGCCGAAATGCGCTCAATAAGATAATCAGCGTTTACGCCATGCGCCGAAAGGTTGATTGTTTGAAGCGTTCCCGCCACCAGCCCCGTTGTATCGGTTTCGTATTGTACCGTTTCCTGAAGGTTGCCGAACCGAGCCAATAAGCTAACGGCCTTATTTATCGCCTCGGCGCGGGTTTCAATGTCGGGCGCGTCATATATATGCTCGTATCTTCCATTTCCCGCTTCAACTAAGGCCCGATCATCCTCAAGATCTTTGTTGATGTTACTGACAATAAGGGGAATACGGGGTTCGTAGGTAATTTTGACCTTGTCGCTGGATGATAATACTGAGCCTCCACCGTCTTGATAAAACACCCGAACGCCTATATTGTAGTACCAATCCTTTCCAGTATCAACACCACCCACGCCAACGTTTTTAGATACATATCCAGACCCCGTATCAACCTCAATGGTGGGAACCGTACCGATGGCTGTTTCAGCAAGGAAAGCTCTTTTGCTTCCGTCCCCTGTTTGTGTTTCTGCGCGACTTTCGCCGATCTCTGATGCTGCCCGCACGTATTGCACCGTTCTCAAAAGGTTGCGACTACGCTTAAAAGTGATCTTTCGGTAGTCGGCGTTTGCATCTGTTATATCATACGCTGAGCGCAGAAGGTCGCGGGGAAAGAAATTAAGCTTTTTGTCTTTGTCTATGTTCCACGAAAAGCCCGTCAACTCAGCCATTTCGTCTAGGCAATCTTCTGCGTACCTCCAATTAAACACCTTCTTTTCAATTAGTGGCCCTGCGGCAATCGTTCCCGCCGTGATGCCCTCGGCTACTAAATGGGAATCTGCAATTATAGCTTCGACAATTTCCCCGGCGGTGCTGTCCGTAAAAGAGCGTTGTATCAATCTCTTCGACAGGAGTTGGTCAAAATCGACACAACGATAAATGAAGCGCAGGTGCGTGGATGCGCCAACGGTTATGTCAATTTCATCGTAGCCGTTAACCGTACCGCCCCAAAAAGTAGTTCGTGCCACAAGACCCAGCTCACCACCGCCGACAAGTTCTAATGCGCCACCGCCGACAAGTTCTAAATCTTCATCAGCGATGTCAACCAGAAAAACATCCTCGCCAATATCCAAAGGCGGCGAAGAACCATCGGCGGCGAATTGCACCGCGCCGCGCTGATTTATAGTGTCCTCGTACACCAATGATTCCTTGATGTAGTTCACATCGGCAGCGGCCCCGTCTTGTATGGTGATGGCCATTAGTAGTTTGTCCCGTATACTGTTAATTCTTCGGCCATGTAGGGTACAGTTGCGGTCGCTATGGTCTGCCCGTCCAACATCACATACACGTTTTGACCACCAGTAGCGCGGCCCTGCCAGCCACCCATATTAGAGAAATCACCCCAGCCACTAAAGTCTACGCCACTAAGATTATCAGCCCACCCCGCGCCACCGAGAAAGACACCGCTGTCCATAGCCATTTGCTGCCATTGTTCTAATGTCAAACCAAGATCGGCAAGTGAGGTGCCTTCGCTTAATAATCTGCGTATTGATTCAACAAAAACCAATCCCGTAGCCGCAAGGCCAAGTGCTGTGCCTGCGCCGCCTCCTGCACCTGCTGTGCCTGCGCCGCCTCCTGCACCTGCTCCTGCGCCTGCGCCCGGCATAAGTGTATTGATTGTGTCATTGACTTGTGAGGCGGTATTGACCGCCGTTTGAGCATCGAACCAACCCCAGACTTTAAGCACAATCCACTTGATGCCATCTAGTACATTATCTAAAATACCAATGATTGAATCCCACGTTTCGGCTTTAAAAAGAACTAGCAATGCTTCAAATCCCAAAACCACATCTGCAACATCGGTTGCCACCTTCGTGATTTTATCAGCCCAGCCGCCAAGTTTTGAGCCAAACAAAACGTCTAACCCTCCTTTTACGTCCCTTAACGCACCAGCCACCAGCCCCGTATCTGAGCTAAGATCGCCCATGTAGTCGGACGCTTTTTGCACTTTTAAGCCAAACAAACCCCATTTGTTAATGTCATCTTCTGAAGGTGGATCTACGTCCCATTCAGGCATTTCCAGCGTAGACGGAACACGCAGATTGCCCGTTAGCACTACGGCTTCATCACTTACGCTTTTTATGGCAGAAATAAACGTGCTAAAGTTGGGTTTATACGTCTCAAGCTCTGCAACTACATTTTTTACACCACCAACAGACCGCCCCGCATTGCTCGCCGCCGCACCGACGCTGAAGGTTTTGGATTCAGAAAGTGCATCTCTCAAGGTTTGGAACGATGGGGCAAGTTTATCCGCATCATTCACCGCTGTTTCGATGTCACCAAAGGCGGTATCAAGGGCTTCGGCATCTACCTTTCCGCTAGACAAAGCCGACTTGATGGTTGCAAACGATGGAGCGAGTATATCCGCATCACCCACCGCCGTTTCGATATTGCCAAAAGCAGCGTCAAGGGCATCAGCATCTACCTTCCCACCAGACAGAGCAGATTTAATGGTT